TATTGAAGGTGAAAAAGTTCCAAGATTTGTTAAGGTTATTTGATTATTAGATGTATTAATATTAGTAATTAATGCATTAGAGACAATTACATTTTGTGTTCCCCTCGCTAAAATTTCTACATTATCATTTACTTTTAAACTAGACTTATCTGGTTTACTGTATAAAGTAAAAGTAGTTCCAGAGATATTAGAAATTTGATATCTAGAACTTGTGTTGTAAATCCAAGAATTAGCAAAAATTTCTTTATATGTTTTATCATTATCTGGATTTTGTATCGATTCCCCAAGACTTTTTACTGTAATAACTTCATTCTCATTAACATAAGAAATTTCAGATGTGGGTACAAATTTTGATAGAACACCAGTTAAACGAAGTTCTACTTTTTTGTTTAAATCACCATTTTCATATCCATAAACATAATCATCAGATCTGATGTCTGAAGATTTAGAAATTACTTTAGTTACACCAGAACAATTAAAAAATTGATTAACGCTCTTATCAGAATATGTAATTCTATCGGTTCCGGAAATTAAAGTTCCAGTTTGACCAAATCCAATTGTTGAGTCAACCGAAATAATTGATGATCCAATAGAAATATTTTCTAAAACTTTGGTTTTTCCCTGAACATCAAATTTATTAACTGAAGTATTAGAATCATCATACCCAACAAAAAGTGATAATTTATAATATGTTTTTCCCTTGCGTGTTAAAATTTCAACTTCAGAAACTGATCCTTGTGCAGTAGGATCTAAATTACTCTTAATTGTTTGTCCAGCAAGATTTATAGGATTTGCTGGAGAATTTAATAGTTCTGCTAAAACTATCTCTCTTCTTATAAATTTAGATGTAGAAGGTTTAACTAATAAAGTTTCTAGATCTAAAACCGTAGGTGTCTCACCATATAAGACGTTGAATAAAATTCTAAATGACTCTGGTGTGCCCTTTGCTTGATAAAAACTTCTAGCTTCCTTTATAAAATTTCCTACATCTAGTTGAGGAATAAAAGAAGAATTTTCTAATCCAGGAGTAAGACTAAATTTAATTTTCTTATAAAATTCTTGAAGGAAAAGCGCACTTAAATTAACGACAGTTGCATTTTTATTGTGAGAATTGGCATTTGATTGCGAAAATTCCAATTCCTCTGGAGAATTTTCTTTATGATAAGTGGTAATACCACTGAATCCACGAACACATCCAGTAAAAGTATTACCAGAAAGTTGGGTATAAGTAATGATCTCATTATCAATTTTCAATAAACCATATTGATTTGGAAATCCTTTTGTAGACTCAACAGCAATTGTAGTCGCTGTTGGAGAAATATCACTAGAAAGAACTGTTGTCCCTTGAATAATTTCTGGTGTTAAATTATCAAGTTTTAAATATTGATCTAAATTTTCGACAATATCAACTGGACCTCCACGAAATTCTTGAGAAATATAATATTGCGATAAAAAGTCAACAGTTTTTGGAGACTCTGAGGTTATAAATTCTGGAAGTTGATTTTGAACAATTTGGTTTATTTTAACTCTTTGATCAAAACTAGTCTCAATCATATTTTATTTCCTCTCTAAATCTCCATTAGAATAACTTGAGGTATAATAATCTCGTGTAAATGTAACTCCAGAAATATCCTCTCCAGAGGTTATTACATCCTTAACCATATTTATCTTGCTACTGGAAACATCAAAATTCAAATATAAGTCGGTTAATCCAACAACATCATTAGATTCTGGGAATGCTTGTATCTCAACCACACTTCTTGGTTTTACTGTTGATGTAATATTAATTGTTGTAAGAATAATTTCTCCTGTTGAATAGTTAATTGTTCCTGCAGAATTAACAACAACTCTATTATTACCCATAGAATCTTTCTTTACAATTGATACTATACCTTTTCCACTTCCATCTAATTGTCCTGACAAATTTTTATTTGGAATATCTGTCAGATAAACAACATCGGTGCTTCCAGAAATAGTAAATCCTGTGCTCTTAATATTATATCCATCAGGATTAATATGAAACTTATTTCCAAAACATAATTCATACTGAGCAAATTGATTTAATAGAGCATTTAAATTTCTTCTAATTTTAACCTTTGTAATATTTGAACTAATAGATTGATCAACATTATCAATCACCTGTAATAATTTACTGTATTTAAATCTTCCACCAAATTTATTAAGTTCAACAGATCTAGAATATTCCGATAATGCATTTGTAACCGAAGTTTTCAAATCATTAACATTTGAAACTTGAGAAGTATTATAATAAATTGAACTATCAATTTCCACATACAAAATTTGAAGATCTAGGATTTCTTGATTAATTCCACTCAAAGCATATTGTTTAAGTTTAGAAAGAATAGTTTCTTTATCAAAATCTGAAATATAGTCTCCATTTTTTGGTTTAATACTAATTAAAACTTTTCCATATTGTGGTGGATTTAATTCTTCACCACCAACAACTGAAACAGATTCTGTATTGGGATAAATTTGTTGAATAATTGCTTCATAGTCACGGGAAGTAACTGCACGATACTGTGCCGAATACAGGCGAGGAGCAAAATACTTAATAGATGCAATTGACTCAATATCACCCCCATTTTGGGCAGAAGATTGAGTTTGGACTGTTATTGCACCAGATGGAATAACTACATTGTTTTCTGAATCTACTAAAGATCCTTGAAAAGTAAATGATGCTGGACCATTCCCATCTTTACCATCAGTAATAATATATGTAATTGTAACTACAGAATTTGTTTCTAATTTTTTTCCAAAAACTCCATCGCCAAACAAGATTTCATATTTTTCATCCTGAACTTCTTGAATCAGATAAGTTTCAGAAGTTGACTTAATTTGTAAAATATTATCAATTTTCCTATATTCTCTTCCAAGACCACTATCATTAACACCTTTCACATAAACTACAATTGTTGCCGCATCTATAAAAGGATTTTCAAGAATAAATCTTTGATCTAATGACCCATCAACAACAAATTGTTTTGTTAAAAATGTACCTTGATAAACATCAACAGGAGCAGTTAATGATCCAAATGTTGCCACACCGTTTACAACAGTGGTTGTAACATTTTCGGGAATCGAAAAAATATAAGAAGTATCATTAACCGAACCCACACAAACCAGTCCTGCCTTTAAAGTTAGAGTAGGACTGGTTGTAGTTGTTGGAACATTAAAATATATACCTGCTTTTGCCGCAGATCTAGATCGAGGAACATATCCTATACTTCTTGCTAGAGAAACAACATTCTCTCTTAAAGTGGCAGAATCCAAAAAGGATTCATTAACCACCATATTAGAATTAAACGCAGTAATATATGTGTTATATGCGAGAGTATCAATTAAAATCGAAAAATTAGATCCTTCAAAATCAAAGTCCGTAAACGTAGAGTTTGCACGGAGATAATCTTTGATTGAGGTTCTAATTTGGTCGAAATCTAGATTCGTAAATTTAGTAAAAGGCATTTTATCTTGTTGCCTCTAGTATAAATGAAAATTCTTGTGTTGGAAACTCTTGTCCTATAATATCAAATATAACAGTAACATCAAAAGAGTTTTCATCTGGTTGGGGATCAACCTCAACTCTTAAATTAGTCACTCTAGGTTCAAAATTTGTAATTGTTGTTTCAATTTGATCTTGAATTACTGAAGCAGTACCAAAATCAACAAAATCAAATAAACTTGATCTTACTTCAGATCCCAACAGAGAATTGAAAAATCTCTCCGTTGGGATTGTTTCTACTAAATTTCTTACAGAACGACGAATTGCATTTTCATTACGAAGAATTGGCAGATCTTTTGTCACAGGATGAGGATCAAAAGACAAACTAATGTCTTTAAACGCTCTCGATACTCTCTTGATTGCCATTTGGACTAGAATTTTCTTGGACTATTTATAGTCATTTCCAAGGAAATCCGTATGATGGTTCGGTTCCATAGGACCAATCATCATAATCATCATCATTACGAATTTTTTCGTGAAGTTCAACTTGTTTTTTGAGATCATGCTTTGGTGCAGTATCATGCATTATCTCTTGAATCACTCTCTTTGGTGGTGAACTGTCATAGTCAGTGATGAGTTTTGCAGTTCCCCACATTTCTTTCATATAATTACTGTCTCTATCGACGGGTAAATTAGACATTTTTAGCTCCTGTTTTAATGAATAAAACAGAACTTTTATAAAGGAGGTTGCTATCTCCTTATTTCTATTTAACGATCGACTTCTCGTAAAGAATAATTATCAGAATTAAGATATTTTAACATTTCCAAAGCAATTAATTTGGGATTTCCTTCACCACAAGTATAAACGTCAACTGCCAAACATCCATTTTCTGGCCAAGTATGACAAGAAACGTGACTTTCTGCCAGTGCGATGACGACTGTACACCCCTGAGGTATAAAACAATGTGAAAAAGTGTTTAAAATCGTCATTTTTGCACGATTTATACCCTTGATCATGACTTGTTGTAGAGATTCTACATCATTAATCAGATCAAAATTCACATCATACACCTCCAGGAGCAGATGCTTGCCCATTGAAATCTGTTTCAATTCAATTTTGTATAAAAAGTTATTTATTTAACCCAAAAACCTTTACGTTCATAACTTTTGTCTTCTATGAAACGATATTCTTCCTTATTTTCTTCTATCATTTCATTCCAGACTGGTATTGCTACAGAGTTATTGTATCTAAAGTTTGGATTTCTTCGAAACTGTACCTCTATTAGGTGACCGCCTATAAATTCACAATTAATCCACTCATACTCACCTTTTAATTTTTTTAAAACTTCTGGAAAACTAACTTCTTGATCTATTTTTTCCCATTTTTTCCACTTATAAATTGGATCACTTTCATTTCTAGTTCCTAATATTGTTAAATCTTGTTTTTGGTTATGAAAATCAACACTAATATGATCTCCTTCAAAAATTTCACACCAAAATTCACTGGGATGCATTTCATCAGTTCTTTTTTCAATCCACTCTTTACGAGCAAAACGACTCATTCCAAATAAATTAAAAGATGGTCGTACAATATAAAAGTCGGGTTTAGGAACTGTGGTTCCTGCAGGACCACAAGTATAACCTAGAACTCGACTTAGAAATAATTTATTATAAACCCAGAGATCTTGTGAATGTATATGATTCCATTCATCATCACATTCTAATAAGTACATTGGATTTTACCTTTTTAGATAAATCTATACTTACGCCCAGGTTTTGGTTTTCTTCTCTTTCTTGCAGCTGCTTTTTGAGCATTGGTTCTGCATGGTCCAGTATTTTTACGTTTGTTTCCAGCATTACCATAACCATAAGACTTTGATTTTGTCATCGTTTTCCCTGACCTCTGTATTTTTTACGAGCATTATTACGAGAAGACGCTGCGTATTTAGTTCCTCCTCCGTCGCCTTGGCGAGACTTTTTAGGAGGACCAGGAATATAAGAGCTGTTCTTATTTAGTCCGCCTTTTGCTTTTGTAGCCATGGGTTATCCTCCAATAAAATTTCAGTTTCAAGTTCTTCAGGTCGTGGAGTACCTGTCTGATAGAATTGAACCGACAGATCCTCCATTACATTGAAATATTCTTCCTCTGAGAGACGACTAAAGATGCGTCTTCCATTACAAAGAATATTGTAAGTTTCGTTAGCCATCTCAAATGATTCTTGTTTTTTCGTGTCCTACGCGAACGCGAGGATCACACCAAATTTCAAACCCTGCTTCTTTTGCATCTAAACAGAACGATACATCTTCTCCACACATATCCTGAACTTCACCAGATTCAAAGACTTGCATCTTGGGAGCAAACCAAGGATACTTCATTTCAGAATGTTCAAAGACTCCATTCTTAATCAGCAACCAACCAAAACCAGTGTAGTCAACTGTAAATGGTTTGCGACGCTTCTGCATTGTCTCCAAGGTTTCGTGATTCATCACACCACCATTGTTACGGAAGTCATCTTCTTCCAACCAGTGAGCAACAGAAGTTGTCATACCATCTTCAGTGCAATACCATCCAGCAGCAATATCCTTATCCATCAGAACAAGTTGCCAGAACTTTTCTGTATTGAATACAATGTCACTATCAATCCATAGTTGCCAATCATACTTTAGTTTTCCGTCCCAGGGAACTTGATCAGGACCACGAAGAACATTTGCACCTAAACACTTACACCGTGCAAAGTTCACCATTGAACTATAGTCTTGAGAAATCTGAATACTTGCACCTGCTTGAACAAGGTCAAAACACAGTTGAACAAAGTTTTTCAAATAAGTGTAGGAGACTCCTCTGCCAGGAAGACAAAAGACTACTGACTTACCTTTGACCATTTCTCTAGCAAGATTATAGTCCCATTCTTCTTCGTTGCTTTTGACTGGGGCTTTTGCTTTTACTGTAAATCCTTTAGCCATAATTGATTTAAATTACATTCATATCATACAATATTATCTATGCCTTGTCAATAGGAGGAGTTTATCGAATTGTCTTTTGATACTAGTAGTTCTTCAAATGACAAATCTTCTTTTCGAGTTTCTCCAACGACTTCGACTAGAGTAGTGAGCATTTTCCATACTTTTTTAAATTCTTCTTCAGAAAGATTATGGAACAAGCATCTATCCTTTGCATAGATGTGATAGACCTTATCATTCATTAGTGCTCTCGCTTAAGATAACTTCATTACCTTCAAGATTAAATTGAAGTTCGGTATCTTCATACCAGGAAAGTTCGTTTGCAATCCACTCTGGTATTATAACATAATAATTGCCAGTAATTGGATCGACTTGTACGGGTTGAAAATTTTCTCCGGAATTTTTTTTCATCTCAGGTAAAACTTATGACCTTTTCTATTTTCTTATATAGTGAAAAATATTTTTAGAAGGCGAGTGTAACACTTTATAGA